GAAGGTTATTTATAACACGATACTAAACCACGAAATATAGCAAACCCTTAAGGTCAAGGCTATGCATTGATGGCAGCGGTTTAGTCACCTTTATTTTCATAGATTAAAAAGCACTGGTACTAGTTTATACATGGATATTCAACAGAGGAGATATCTTAACATATATAATCACATATTGCAGATATGGATACAGTTCTATGCTTAGATGGAAGTTCTTACGATACTACTCAGTACTATGAATTATAATAATCAGTGGACAATGTTTTCTGGTACGCTATGATGAAAGAGATAACTAAATTATTTTAAAACCCTACTAATAATAGATATTAGAGAGATCCATCAGACATTTCTTTAGGTTTAGTTAGAGGTATGGTAGCGGAGTATAAACACTTTTTCTTTAATTTGCCATAGATACATTTCACAAAATGGACTTAAGAATAAAAAAGAGTCTTTATACAATCTGATCTGAGGAAAAAAGAAAATTATTTGCCCTTAACAATTCGTGGTACCACGTTCTCAGGTGATCCTACAGCCACTACACTTGGTAACACTCTTAGATCTATTAGTTATGTTAAGTATTACTTAAGAGGTATTCCCTCATAGAATTATAGATTCTTTGCTGCAGGCGATGATGTGATGATTTTTACTTACAAGCGTTATGCAGATATAATAAAAAATACTATTTAGGATTAGTGTAGTGATAGATTTAATAAAGTGTAATCAGCATTGGGATAGATAATGAAAGTGATAAATGTTACTGATATCCCCTAAGCATCCTTCTGTAGTAAATGGTTCTTTTTAGTAGGTGGTAATATTGTAATGACAAGAGATTATTAAAAGACTTTGCTACAAAAACAGCATTATACTAGATAGAATGCAGAAATACTCAAGAATCCAGAGTTACATAGGTATGCAATATACATGGGTTTACTAGCAGAATAATCTAGTACGTTATTAGAGGATTTAGTAGCAGTTAACGTCCAACAAACTTTTGACATTGATAAAAGAGTGACTAGATTTCTTAAGAAGCCTTACAAATTAGATCCATAAGCATATCAAGCAGAATACTACATAAATCAAAGACTGTAAATATGTCTACATGATCTCTTTGTTTTGATGACAACAAATACTTATTATGCAGGCAAGTAATAATATAACTAAAAATATTGAATGCCAGCAACTAAAGAGGAATTAAAATATCTGAAGCGTAGAGCGAATAAAGAGAAGAAGAGAATGAACCAGCTGACAAAATAGATTAAAAAGAAAGCAAATAAAAAAGATGTTCTCAAGCAGAAGCCATTTAGATACAAGAAGGAGAGATCATTAAATAATATTATTACCAAATGGGATGCATGTTAAGTAGCTAAGTATTATCCAGGAACATACGATGTTGATTTTGTATCAGGAGTATCCACCATTCACGAACATACAGGAATAATCAACAAAAAAATAACTATATCACAGGCATACTCATAGGCACCACTTTTAGTAAATTTGGGTTCACTAGATTACACTATTGTAATGTGGTGTCCAGTTTTATCAGCAAGATATGGTGTAGGAGGTACAGGTTACTTATCAACAGGCACTAAACTGGGAGGGTTTTCAATTCAATGCATGTCATCATCATCTACTAATTACGTTGATTTTGACGACTTCTAATACACAGTTTACTGTAAAACTATGTCTGAATTATATGGTAGTTAATTAACTACTATTGCAGAGAATGGGTTTATCTGGGCAGGCGACCTCGTTTTGGAACTTTCAGCACCAGAAGCAACAAGATCAGGTACAGTTTCAATGGGTAGGTTCCCAGTGTCATCACTTACAGACAAAGCTACAGGGGGTTAAAATATACCGATATCATTGGATGCCATGATGGCTGCAGTTGATGTCACATATGACATAAAGGAAACTACACACTTCACTCTACATTCATCAATAGTGAATCATGAAATAGCAAATTATATGCAGATAACAGATTCAAATGATAGTTTGTTAGGAAATGAAACCATAGCATTTGCAGTAATCTAC